CACCATCATTTTCTAGTATCTCTCTAGCTTGTTCTTCATTCTCTGCTACTATGGTATAATTCATGTAGCATGGAACTGAAAATAGATATTCATATTCTTTCATTTTAAACTCCTAACCAATCGTTATTGTTTCTTTTAAATCTATCATAATCTAATATGTCTGTCAAACTCTGATTATATTTTTCTAATTGTGTGTCGTGTTCAGACTTCATTTCTTTTAATATATTTATAACATTTTCAATGCTTTTCCCATCTTCTTTCCCACTATCTAAAATTTCCTGTAACTCATTGATTACTTTTTCAAAATTTGAACTCCATGAAATAAACATGAAACATCTCCTTAACTTTTAAAAACTTATTACAAGTATAATATATATTAGAACAACAATGATGTCAAGGAGTATCATGAAAAGTATAATTAGATGGTTGATTAAACCACAGGAAATAAACCCAAGCTTAGATAGGATTTTACATATCGAAGATGATTACTATCCTAAGAAAAGAGAACTAAAGGAGTTGGTTAGATTTTACCTAGCCCAAGTATAAATCATGAAGAAAGATAATAAACACGCAAGTCTTATCGTTTCATTTTATGTTGTGATATTAATTATAAGTTGCTTTCTAGCAATCTAGAGGTCAGGAACTAATGTGGGTTCTTCTTCTTCCTCATTGATTTCAGGAGTTGGCATTTCCTTTTCCTGTTTGATAATCATGTCTGCCCCATCTTCCATAGCCTTATACACCATTGTCTTAAACTCTTTATAAGTTAGAGGTTTAGCACTTGTAGTTAATCCAATGTGTTCTTCTATATCACTTAGTCTTAAATCTTGTATAGGAGTGAAACCTACAATCTGTAATATCTTTAATCTTCGGTAAAACTCTTTACAGTTCTTTTTAGTAATCTTATTAACATATACGCTTTCGGTAGCATTGATTATCATCAAAGTTCTTTGTCGCATTATGTGATTACCATCTGCGTCCTTAACAAATACTCCATCTGCACTACGAGTTTTGTAACAAACTTCATTTGAGTTTTTTATTTTTGAAATATCCCACTGGGTGTCTACTGGCATTATCCTGTTTCTCCTAAATCTATATCTTTTAATAAATCATTTAAATCGTCCTCAAAACGCACATCAGAGCCGTATAGAGCGTGTAACACTTTATGTTTGATACTAATCCCCACATTGTAACCAAACGCTTTGTGGTGGGATTGTGCGAGTTCTCTAAGCACATATAAATCACTATCAGAAACTTTGATAGTAATACTTTTATGACCAATACATTTGACCAAAGCTCTACCAATCTTATCTAATAAATCAATGCTTACAATAGTGCAGTCCTGTGCCATAGGAACTCTGATGGGCATCATGCTTTCATACTCTGTATTATGAATAGCTAATGTCATACTATCATCTAAGAAAATAAGTTCAGCAACAGTTAAAGTTATCCTCTTATTTTCAGTGCTATCTATTCGACTATATTTTTTGTTATCTTCGTTTCGATTATCCATTTACTTTATTATACCATAAAAAGAAAGGGTGTGGAAAAAAGGTAGAACCCACACCCAAGTTCTTTTATATTCCACAGATATTAGCACAGAAACCTATAACTAATACCCAAAGGAATACTTTACCTAAATCCGTGATTATCAATTTTCTCCTCTCACGCATTTTTTATTTAGGTTTAAAATGAGTATAATATAAGTAGGAGATATTTGTCAATATGTTTGAACCTAAAATAAGAAAATCAGGTGTCCCACCTTTTATTAAAACTAAATATGACTTTCAGAAAAGCAGACCAATAGAAGATTATCTTTCTAATAAAGTGCCTATCCAAAGCGATAAATTAAAAGAACGCTTACTTAATAATAACATACTAGAGCCTAAGTGTTCTATATGTGGCTTATTCTTTTGGCAACAACAACACATACCTTTGGAATTAGACCACATAGACGGCGACCACAATAATAATAAGTTAAAGAACTTACAGTTAATATGTCCTAATTGCCACGCACAGACTGATAATTATAGAGTGAAAAAACCTGATGCAAAATCTGCGATTGAAGTTCATGGTGGCGGAAAGCCTAATAGGTAATCCTTTCCTTGCAAGTTTGCCTTTCCTTGCAAATCTAAAATTTCAAAAGTATGGGTCGTCTCTATCCTCACTAGGCAACTTAATAACCTTTTTAATTCTAGCAAGGTCATCTCTTATTTCCCTAATATCTTTTGCTAAACTATAAAATATTTCAAAACCATTTGATTTATCTTCTGGATGTTTTTCATTATGTTCAGCTTTTAGATATGCTTCATTATAACTTTCAGCAAATATAACTTCTTCATATCCGCTGTCTAGTTTTATATTCCATATGGACATTGAGCCTCCTACTGGTATTGAATCTATCTTTTTGATTGATGTTAAATCACTTTTCATTGGGATTGCCACGCTAGTCTGTGATTTACGTTTAGGTTTATATGGTTTGCTTGGTTGATGATAAATAGGATTATCCATCTTCTGAACAACAGCCCTCACCACAACATAATTCTACTTCTTCATCTTCCTCCTCATCACACTCACGCAAGCATTCCTCCTCATCACACTCTTGCTTTTGACAGTTGTCAGTAGTGCATATAGAATTTGTTTCACATTCACATGTACAAGTAAAGTCTTCAGGCATGGTTACCTCCTATGTATCTAGGTATTTAATAAGTTTAGCTAGGCTTCCTACTTTCCTTGCTACCTTTTCTGAATACTTAGCTCTTGTTCCTACACCACCAGCCTTACGTTTTTTCCTATTAGTAGCGGCTCTTTGTGCAGGAGTTAAACTTTGACGCACTTTCTTAGGTAAATATCTACCACGTTTACTCTTAGGTTTCTTCTCATCACCTCTAGTAACGTAACCCCAATCTTGTTTACTCCATGCAGATAGAGATTTTTGTGACTTAGTTTTAGCCATTATTTCCTATAGCCTCCACCAGCTTTTTTATATCTTGATGCCAATAATTGTGCTTTCCTTGCAGACCATTGTCCGGGAGCACCACCTTTACTACCAGCTTTAATACGAGCAAACATTCGTTTCCTCATCGTAGGCTTAGTATAGTTACCAGCTTTGTTAACAGTAGACTTTCTTTTTTTAGCCTTCAGTATATTTAATTCATTTCTTACTATTTCAGATATTCTTTCAAATGTAGCCATTTTACCATTTAACCTTATCTGCCCAGTATGCCGCTGACATTGGACCTCGTTTTATATTCTTGGCATGCCTTGCTTTAAATGATTTTCTTTTGGCTTTCATTCTAGCAGACTCACCTTTCTTAGGTGCTCCAGCAGTTCCCTTAAGTGTACTTACTTTCTTTCCTTGCTGTCCGAACCTAATAGTTTTTATTTTACTTCCTACCTTTGCAACCACTATGTGTGATTTAGTAGGGTGTTTAGGAGTTCTCTTGGGCTTGTTATATCCTGATACTCCTGCTCTTTTGAGTCTAGGGTCAGCCCCTTTTTTCTTAGGGGCTTTTACTAAAAAATCTTTGAATTTATGAATCATCTTTACAAGTCCAAGTTCTTTCTTTTCCTTGTAACTTAAAGATGCAAATGTAGCTTCCATGTTATGTAATGAATCAGATATTTTATTCTGTATCCATCCGGGCAATTCATCCTCAGCTTCCACTATATTATGTGTCATATCAGCTAAGTCAGATACTCTATTCAATTGAGCCCTTGCCATATCACCCTCTGCTTCTTTATTAATACTGACGTAAGTTGGTTTTTTATTACCTCTTGTAAATCTACTTAATGCTTCAAGAGAAGATGCTTGTGTATTTATATCTGGTAAATTCTTACCTTCAGGTTTCTCCTCACCCACTACAGCAGGTTTATTTCTATCCCTACCAAGAAGCTTATCTATTAATCCTGCAGACCTAACTTCTATCCTTACGTCTGGATAGACCATTCTTTTCATAGCCTTTTTAATTTTATATGTTTTATCGTGTAGTGATAGTTCAGAGTTAGGGTCACCTAAGTCCTGTCCTGCTTGATTAACAACCTTTGAAGGTGTTGGGTTTGATGGGTCATCATAACTTACAGGTGCATGTCTAACAGAACGTGCTTCTAGTTCAGGTTTTCCAGACTTATCTTGTTCTTCTGGAAATCCTAGTTCCTCTAGATGTCTTCTATGTTCAAGCCGTCTTGCATGAGTATTCATTAAAACAGCTAATTGTTTTTTCCCTTCACCGGGTAGTAATGGTTCTCTAGGCATATAGCACCTTCCTTGCCCATGTCATTAGTGCTTTTTTAACACTAGGACGTAATAATGTTTTTAAGTATTTAGAGGCTCTATCTTGTCCTCTTACATTTCCAGTAGCTCTTTCGTAACTGCTTAGGTTCGCACCTCTTAGTTTACCTCCCGGTCCATCCTTCTTAGATGGCTTAGGAGGTTTTGATATAATAGGCTTTAACACCTTTGGATTATTAATAGGAGCTAATCTCTCTGCCTTTGTTTGTTTACCCCCTGAAGCTGAACTAATTTGGTCATATATTTTTCTAGCTCTACTAGGGTCTTTAGCAGTCTGTTTTAACTCTCTAACATAATTATCATAAGTTCTATTACTCGCATCTGCTGCTTGTTTTAATTTCTTTCGATAGTCAGGCTTTTGCAAGTTCCTTCTTAGTTTTTCTTCTCTTTGTATCCTCTTACCTGTTGCGGTCTTTAAATCTTTATTTCTAACACCAGATGTTGTAGCTGCAGCAGAAGCCACTTCTCTTGCAATCTTAGACTTCTTTCTGCTACCTTCCTTCGTTCTAACACCTGAACCTTGACCAGTGCTCTGCATAGCTGCTTGAGACGCAATTCTTTTAGCCCTCTTCTGTGCAGGACTTAATCCAGTCTTAGGCTGCTTTTGAATGCCCGCCACCATTTCGTGAAAGGCATCCTTTATTATACTGTGTACAACGTCAGTGTTCATTAATGTTATCCTGTTTTTCTACTAGCCGCACCTGATGCTAATCGTCTTGAAGCTTTCTTTGCAGCTAATGCTTTCTTGCTTGCTGCTATAGATGCTGCTGCACCCTGTGCCAACGAAGGTCTACGTGTAGTTCTTCCAGTGCTTCTACTTGTTTTCCTACCTAATTTTTGGGTAACTGTTTTTGGTTGAACTCTACCACTTTCTGGTCTAGCTGCTACACCACCGATTTTGCCACCAGTTTTAGTTGGTTTAAATGTGCCTTTTCTTTGAGTCCTAGTCTTAGGTCTCTGTTGTTGTAATGCCATACTTGGGCTACCTGCCGCTTTCTTTGGTGTAGAAACTGGTTTAGTCTTCCGTGCTACAGTTGCAGTAGAAGTTTTTCTTTTAGGTTTAGCCATTTGAGTAGCCATAGTAGGTCCTTTAGCCTCTCGTGTGCCTATACCTAATCTTTTTTTCCTAGCCTCAGCTTCTTTTCTCTGTTGTCTTCCTCTAGCAGTTCCTGCAAATCCTTGAGCTCCTACTGGTTTAGGAGGTCTAAACGGTTTTTCCATCCTCTTTTGACGAGCTGTTTTACTAGGTTTACCAGACTTAGGTACGTTTTGTGCTATCTTTCTACCAGTTCTTGGGTTTACAACTCTTTTAGGTTTGTCCCCTTGACCTCTAGCTTGCCTTTTTATAGCTTCAGCTTTTAGTCTTTTTTGCTTTCTTTCTTCCCTTGCCGCTTTTTCCCTAGCAATTCTACCTTTAGGAGATTGTTTTTGAAGACTTATTTCGTCTCTTGATACCCATCTTTCATTTTTAACGTCCCATACTTGTCCGCCGAAAACTGATTTAACAATACTTTTAACAATAGAGTTTTCCATCATCCTGCCTCTAGCACCCGTTAGTCTTTGTATTCGATTTGCTTTTGGTGTTCTAGGGGCTACAGGTTTCATCTTCTGACCTCCACCAGTTCTTCTATTAAACACAGCTCTCTTTAGTTTTGGTGCAGTTCTCACTCCCCTTGCTATTGCCGCTCCAATTCCTCCTGTAGCTTTCTTTCTCGCAGCTTTAACTCTAGGTATCTTTCCAGCTGCTCTTGCTCCAGCTCCAAGTGCACCACCACGGAGTGCTCCAGATATTCTTCCTAATTTTTTCCTTCTTCCTTGTTGCTTTGCACCACCTCTTGTAATCTTAGGAGTGGCTGCCTGAGCACTAGCAACTTGCCTACCAATTGTTGATTTACTTCTTTTAACTTGCCCAGCTGAAGCTGCTCTTCTTGTTTTTACACCTTTAGGTGGGCTTGGTATGAATTTATCTGGGTTACCAAATTTACTCGGACCAGTATCTGCCTGTCTAGTTCTAGCAACTTTTGGTTTACTTAAATCACCAAAGGTTCTTCTTTTACCAGATTGAGCAGGCATTCTTTCACTATCTTTAGATAAAAATCCTTTTTTCATTCCTATAGACTCCTTTATTCCTTCAGTGACTTTATCTCTGTATTTGTCACCTTTTGAATCTTCTTTAAAATTTTTGAACCCTTTCTTTTTAGCAGCCGCAGTAGCTATTGCGTAAGGGTTTATTTTTTGTTTTCTTTTCTCCATCATCTTGATTGGCATCCCTACATTCCCTGTTACGTTTGCCGCTGCTGGAGGTTTAATGTTTGTTGGCATTTTACCAGCTGCTCCCGCCATCATGGGAGCTTTTGACATCCAATCATTAAACATTTCTGTATAACTTGGTATGTCCTCTTTGTTTATCACTACAACCTCTGGTGTAGGTTGCGGAGTCTGTTGCTTAGGCTGTTCTGACTTTAACAATTCAAAGTGTGCACCTTGATTGACTCCCTTTTCACATATTGTTACTTCAGCTAACTCCATGTCATCCACTTGCAATACGTTACTTCCGTCAGACTTTTTGATGTCTTTGCTCTTTGTAGCACTTCCTGCTATGGAATATGAACTCATTCCACCTTTTTTAATCTGGTCTCTTACTCTATTTGATATTCTAGTATCTCCTCTCAATTCGGAAATAAAGAATAGTCCTTTTTCATCCACCCCACTCTTAAATATGTTTCCATTTTTACTAATGTATGCTGGTAGTGCGTGCCCTACTTGTACATCAGAGTGCATCACCATTACGTTTCTAGCCCTAAAGTTCTTCATAAACTTCTTAAATGCTTTCTTGAGAGCATCCGTAGTAATTAAGTGTCCCTCTCTATCAACTAACTCAACGGATGCTGGACCACCAACCACCATAGGTTCTGAACCTTCTTCTTCTTCTATCTCTTCAGCAGCCTCAGTATATGTTTTATTGTTGGGGAAAGCTCTGTGTAAAGTTATTACTTCAGCGGGAGACGCTAATCCAGCTTCATAAAGTCTTTTATACTCATCTAAAGCATCTGATATATCATCTAATGTAGTCTTGCCTGCCTGAGCCTTCTCTAAGAATGAGATAGTAGCATCATCAGATAACCAGTTATTAAACTCTGTTTTAGTTTCAGCTAAGGTAACCAAAGGTCCTCCTATCCTACAGGGGATGCAACTCCCCAAATCACACCTTCGTAAGTTGTACTAGCTCCACTACCTATTACAGAAA